AGCGTTCATAGCATCTCTTCTACCTGATTCTGTAGCATATCCTCCACCAAACATTTGTGCTTGGTCATCTCCCAAACCTGCCTGTAAATTACCTTTAACATCACCATATGTAGCACCAGGGTCCCATTCTCCATATGATATATCTCTTGGACCTGAAAACTCATCATCAAAAGGAGAAGTTGTTTTTGCTTTTTCACTTTTTTCTCTGGCTATTGCATCTAGCACATCAGCACTAAGGGCTGGACGGTCACGGTCTGCTGCTACCTGACTTGCATAGTCAGGATTCATTTGCCTAGCGAGATTATCTTGCACTAATTCGTTTATAAAAGCTTCAGCATCTCTATATGCAGCTATATCTTTATCTAGGGATAAAGCTGCTGCTCTTTCTTCAGGTGATTGATAACTTAAACTAAAACCAAGTTCATCTTCTTTTTCGTCCCTACCTCGTTGTAAATCTGATACTAAATCTGTTACTCTTTGATTTGCATCCTCTAGCATTCCCCAACTTATAGCAGTATCTCTATCTCCAAAACCAGCAGCCATATCCCGATTAAATCCTGGACCTACAGATTCTAATCCTGTAGCTACTGCAGTTTGTGCTGCACTTGGACTAAATTCACCAATACCTGCATCAGGACCAACACCTGAAAGTGCAGCATCAACTTGTGCTTGCGTTACTTCAGATGGAGATATACCCAGTTTGTCAGCTATACCATCAACAATGTCATTTATAGAAGTACCTAAATCACTTACTGCTTTATTGATACCAAGTCCTTTAGCAACATCCATTGCTATAGCACCTGGGCTAAACTGACCATATACATCAGCAAGACCACTTCCCGTCATAGCTAACCCACCAGCAAAAGATGAGGTTTCAAACATTCCTGTATTAGGATTGTAAGTTACAACTTCCTCTTCAAGTCCTGGTCGAGAGCGTAAATCTGCTTGTATATCTCTTGCTCTAGCTCTATCTAACGCATCATATTCTGTATCACGCTTACTAAAAAATCCCATATCAGTAAGGTCATTATATCCATAACCTCCATCTGATAATTCATAAAGGTCTTCTATTTGTTTAGAGGTCATATCAGTGGTATCTATTTCACCCCATGAACCACCAAATCCTGATGTATCTTCAGCAACAGCTTGACCTACCGCTTCTTCATAAGCTTCTTGAGATTCTTCTGCACTTTGAGCAGCCCCTCCAGAAGTTCCTGTAGCTGCAGCTTCTTCACCTGCAGTTCCTATATCAGGTCCAGCAGGTCCAGTTGTGAAACCAGTATCAGGACTCCAACTTACTTCCTGTTCTTGTTTTTCAGTGCCACCACTACCACCTTCACCATCTTCACCATCACCACCAAAGCAACAATGCTGAAGCTCATATTCATTGAAGTAGTTTAACCACGGCTGTTTAGCAGGGCCATCATTCCACATTTGTTTTTTAAATTCTTTCAACATTGTTTACCCTATTGCTCCCCAACCGTTTAAAATTAACTTTTTTTGGTAATCCTAATTCTTTTCTTAGATTATCCAATCTCTTAATTGCAATACGTGTACCACCAAAAGGACATATCACATCTATCAACCAAAGGTTATCTCCACTGTTCCAATCGTGTGGTTGAATCTTTCTTGTTTTATTTTTATAACCTTCTTCAGCTTCTTCTGGTAACATTGCCCAACTTGCATAACAAACTGGAACTTCTTCATCTACATATATTTTGTATTGGTTTAACTTTAGTGGTGGTATAACCAATCTTTGTATATCTCTTATAGTCCAGTTCTCATGTTTAACAGACAATGATAATATAAATAATACCTTTTCTAAATCACTTCGATAATCGTGCCGCAATAATCTCTTCTGCCTTTGGTAGTAATCTAATACCACAGTATCCAATCATGAATGCTATGGCTGGACCCCAAGTCATATCCAAGGCCCAATGTTTCATTATGGGTGGTATAAACCACTCTGCAGCTATCCACCCCACTATAATTGCAAGACCGACATCTTTTAGAGCGGTCCAATTAAAATTCTTTTTTGTTAATACATTGGTTGCACCGCCTACTCCACTGGAAAGAATACAACATGTTTTAGCTCCAAGCGTTTGAATTAACCACTCCATTGTTTGTCTCCTTATTAGATTGTTACCATATAAAACCTATTTTTGTTTATACTATTATATCACATTTTTACTCTGAATGCAAATCAGAAGGTCCAATAAGTTTTTTTCTTCTCTGTTACTTCATCATCATAATGTGGGTCATCGGGGTGTACCATATGCCAAGACTCCTTCATATAGTGTATAGCCATTGTCATGGCATCCACTTGGTCATCGTGAGCCGCATTGGGAAATCTTAGTAATTCTTCAATCAGTTCATCTGACCACTTCTTGTTATTGGGTATCCACATTCTACCAGCTTCTATGATAGGTGAGGCCGCATATACTCTTGACACCTTATCTCTATCTGGACTATACTCCAGTACAGGTAGTCCACCTCTACGCATATCCTGTATAAGTGATTGCCCACTGGCCTTCTTCTCCACCATACATACATCTGGCTGGTGTTCATTGTAGAGTTTCTGTGCCAGCTTTCTCAGTTCTGGATATTCAAACCTACCTCTAATGTTTCCCAATAATATCATGTGCGGTACAAAATCCTCATATCCAATCTCATCCTGATTGTACATGGAGAATATACCCCATGTCTGTATGACACTGTAATCAGCCGTGGTCTTGGTAGAGAATGCTGTATCATAGGTTTGAACTATGAAATCACATGTTGGCGGCTCCTCATATTCCCAATACTTGAGCCATTTCTTTTTGATGATACCACCCTCTTCTGGAGTGGGGTCTTGCATATACAGGGCATTCCAGTATCGACTACCATTACTGGCTTTAATCTCGCTCTCGTCCATTCTCAGAACATCATCACTCTTCCACTCTGGAAAATAGCTGGAGCCTACAGGGAGTCCCAAGAGTTCTGACGCATCATCGTCCACCCATGCAGGTATTCTGATAACTTCCCAAGGGATTGTTTCAAACTCTCCCATATTCTCCTGTTGTTTTAGCAACCAACCGCACAGGTCATCATAATGATAGCGTGTATTGATTATAACTATAGAGCCGTTGGGCATAATACGGGTTCTAAGCCCTGCTGGGTACCATTCCTTGATATATCTCCTACCTGATGCACTGATTGCGTCCTCTTCAGACATCACATCATCCAATATAGCAATATGTGCGCCCCTACCAGCTATCTGTGACCGTACACCTGCAGCATAGTAGGTTCCATTCTGGTTTGTCTTCCACTTACCAGCGGCTCTTACGTCGCTCCTTAAAGAGACTCCTTTAAAAATCTTTTGAAATTCTTCTGTATTCACCACATCTCTAACAGACCGTCCAAAGTCACTGGATAACTGGTCACTATGGGATACAGTCAGTATCTCATGTTCAGGGTTCCTTCCAATATACCAAGCAGGAAAGAGTTTAGAACAGATAACAGACTTAGAAGACCGTGGTGGAAGAAATACCATCAGCCGTTTTATCTTACCAGACTCTAAATCCTTTAGTTTATCTGATATAACTTCGATATGTCTACCCATCCTCCAATCAGATACCAGCATTGGAGCCATCATCCTAACAAATGTAATGAAATCTGTTTTAGATTGTTGATTTACTTTTTGGTCTAACAATCCTTTTAGATTAATAAAGGGTTGTAGATACTCATTAGTGCTTTCTAGTATATTCATAGTACTATTATACACTAAAAAGTACTAATATGCAAATATAATATTAATAAAAATAATAATAATATAAATTAAAGTTACTTTAAAGTAACTTAATAGCCGCTTCTAAAAATATTTTGATTATAAACCCTTGATTTTTTGAGAATATCTGTCAGTGGTATTATATATATATAGCATGCGTGTGTGTTTTTCCCCCTACCCCCAATGTTCTTGTTCTGTTCTGCCCCAAATGACTCCGTAGGAGTCCCATCTAACTCTGTAGAAAACCCTGAGTTCTTACGAAGGGTTTTCAAGAGTTAGTAGGAACTTTTCAGCCAATTCTGTTGCAAATTTGTCACAGTTCCTGTGGAAATCATCCGAAGGATGTACAGAATGGCACAATGTCTACTCTGTAGAAACTTGGCAAAATATGTTAAGCCCTTGAGATTGTTATACAATCTAACACATTGCCTCACATTGAGCAACTACGTTGCCATGACGAGATGCAAAGCATCTTGACGAGGCTTGACAAAGCCAAGACGATATACTAATTAATATCTTTAGTAGAGTATCTTACGATACTAAAGAGATTAATTAGATTATAACTTCAACCAACCAACTGGAGAACTTGTTATGGATATTACCCAATTACAATTTGAAATTGACCAATTTCTAAACGGTGAGTTTGATGTATTCACAAGCTTGTGTGGCAACGGTATCGACCTTCATAACCGCTTTGGTTATGTTGGAACATACGACGACGCAGAAGATGTTTGCCACGAGCTTTTCAAAAATTAATTAAAGGAGAAGACTAATGAGTGATTTATATAACGATTATCTCTTTGCAAAAGAGGAAGCTAAAGCTTGTGGACAAGAATTTGTTAGCTATGAAGAATGGATAGGTGAAGAAAGTCCAAAAGAAAAAGCACAACATAAACAACAGCTTATCTATGATAATGATGAGTATGATTTATATTAATTAAATATAGGAGGATTTGCTATGGAATGTTTAGTGGAACTAAAAACAGTTTATGGACAGCAATTTTGCTATCCCAAATGTGAGAAATCAGAACTCCTTGCCAAGATAAGTGGCAAGATAACGCTAACCAATGAAACATTGGCTCTAGCTAAACAGCTAGGGTACACTTTCAAACAGGAAGAAAAGGAGATATTCCCACTATGATAGACATGGCCCCAGAAGTTTACAACTTCAGAGCAGCAGCTACACGGTCAGCCCTGAAACTTTGGACAAAGCATGGCATAAAGCCAAATCGCTGGACTAAAATAAGAGACTTGCTAGATATAGCAACTATCTATACTGGAGTTACTTATAAGATAAGTAAGAAAGACCAGCTTAGAGCTTTGGAAGATTTAACAAAATGGATTGAGGAGTGCAAAGCATGATTGAAAAAATGGCAGTAACATTAGGAATATTAATTGGGATATTCCTTATATTGAGTGGAACATTGCTACCCTTTGACCTCACTTTACAAGTGCTATTGAGCTTGATGGGAATGGTAATTATAGTGGCTTGCACAGTCTACTTAGACTATGTGATATGTAACAACAAATACTTTGAAGAAAGATAGGAGAATACTCAATGAGTGATAGAACTGTAGCAATCGAAGGATTTGAACAACTGAACTGGCTTATAGCCAGATTTGATTATGACGTTGAACATGCACTTGATACAATGGTTAAACATAACCAAGATATGACATTCTTAATTGATTATTGCAAAGAAAAGGAACTGATATGACCCGCAAACATTACGTAAAAATAGCAGAGCTATTAGCAAAAACCAATGCTTCTCAAGAGGTAATTGATGGTATGATTGATATATGTTTGGAAGATAACCCAAGGTTTGACCTTGATAGATTTAAAGATTATATCTTTGAAAATGTGAATGGCTAATTGATGCCCATAGTAGAACTTTAGTGATACTATGGGTATCTATTAGGTATTAACAGCCTAACCCAAGCCAATGGGGTTTGTCATTGGCAACTAATCGGAGATTAAAATGGAAAAAGTATTTGATGTTTACCAAGGTAAAAAGTGGGTAGAGCTAAAGCAGAAAGAAAAGGGTGACAGGTCACTCTTTGACAAAGCTGTTGAAGCTGGAAAAGCTATTCGTATTCGTGGACTAGCCAATAATGGCAAGGAGTTCTTCAAAGTCATTAAGAACGCGGATGTACTGCCCGAAGGTGAGCCACTGTCGCAACGTGCAGTATAGTTGCTATATATTAATTAAATGCCCTGTAGTAGAACTATAGTGATACTACAGGGTATTAATTAAAGGAGATGAATAATGAAAAGTATTATCGTATTTGGTGATAGCCATGAATCTGATGGGTTTGAAAAAACAGTAGGACTTCTTAATGAACTGTTAACAGATTTGCCTTCTGTTTTGTGTAAGGGTTCAATTAAAATAAACTATGTATTTCTTGAAGATTTCGTGAGTGATGCGGGTGAATACGCTTTCCATGTTTGGTTCACAGGAGGAGATGAATAATGGACAGCACAGTATTAGAAGTTTATGTGAGAACCTTTTTTACAACACTTAAAAGTGATGAGCCAGAATTGTACAACAAAACCATGCGTTTATTCAAAGCTGGCAAAGGTGACGTAGTACGAGACATCATGTGGGAAGTTTTCAGCAAGGGAAAATAAAATGTTTGCAGAACATCAACCTCTTATTAGAGAATATGCCATGCAATCAGCAGATAATACAGCTGACGTTGGCTATTTTGTATTGGCAACAATACAGCAACAGTTTAGCGTAGTGCGCGAGAGCTATTGGGATATGAAAGACAAAGGGCTTGATAGTAAGTTTGCATGGGGCAGTAAAGCCGCTGGTATGAAACGTATACAGGCAACAAAAGAAAGTATATACAAAGATATGTTTGGATATTCTCAATCCAATGCAGAACTTTTACTAGCCATCGCGTCTATACCTGGACTGGGATTAGTAAAAGCTGGTTTTTATATTCAGCTATGCACTGGATACATGGGTTGCCTAGATGTACACAACCTAAAAAGATTTGGACTAGACAGAAAAACCTTTCTAGTACCAGAAAGTTTGAGTTGGGAGACAGCTTTAGGAAAAGCTAATATGTATTTGGAAACTATAGAAAAATGTGGTGGTAGTGAGTACCTATGGGATAGCTGGTGCGACTACATAGCCGCGCTGTATCCAAAGAAGTTTAAAAATGGTGAGCATGTATCGCAATGCCACGTTGATTATTTAATTAATAGGAGGGATTAAACAATGAGCAACAAAATAACTTTTATGGAAAAAGAAATTAAAAATAAAATGGTAAGAATAAAATGGGATAGTACCACTTTAAAAAGCGTAGGTACATACATAGACGATGAAGAGAGGCCATTTCTATTGACTATATCAAGAGTTGAAATTGGTCCCAATACCGCGTATGATATAGCAGAAGCACACTTGAAAGCAGTAGAAGACCTACTGTTAATTTAAGTAACTTAGTAGAGTATCTTACGATACTAAGTTACGTTAATTAAGGAGATGCCGATGAGCAACCAACACAATGACGCTATTAAGGAAATGTTATTTGAAGTAGCTATGACTACATTAGTGAGCAATGGTGAGCCTGATAACGAACAAACAGAGTTAAAAGCTGTTAAAATTGTAGCCCAAGAATGGGAAAATTACAGAGAGGAGTAATAATTTGTTAGAACAAATAACATTGAATGACTTTGAACCTGATGAACACTTAATTATCAGTGAAATAATAACTGATAAATTAGAAGGTGTAGATTTAAATTTTTTAACATGGCATATTGTCGTAGAAAGAGAAGGAGAGTAACATGAGAAAGAAAAATCCATTTGGCAAGAGCCAATCACATGACAAACCATACGCTATTTATAAAAATAACTATGGTTGGGAATGGCGTGTATTAAAAACATACCAGCATCCTGATAATGAAAAGAATAATCAATATGCGAGGTGGTTTGTATCGGCTACCTCACCTCTGATGCATGATGGTGGTTATGAAATGGGTGATAATTATTCTAATGAGATATTAGAAAATGCTTATCTTGAATCTTCATCACCAGAATGGAAAGAACATTATAAAAGTTAAGGTGTAAGGGGGTTTCTTTAGAGTAATGGTCCTTACACCTACCTCCTATGCTACCATTACTCTTGGTTGGGTGTTTGTTAAACTACTCACTACGTTATGGCCTTGTGCTGTAGCGTAGTGAGGCTTTTAAAAGGGAGAGACATGTACGGTTACGGACAAAGTTCACATACGAAAAGAACAAAAGAAACTGTTACTAATTTATTTAACAAAGGTTTAAGTGCAAGAGAAGTAGCTAAACAAGCTAACAAATTATGCAAGGATGATATTTTAAATCCACTTACTAAAAATGCTGTGATAGGTATAAGAAATAGGGCTGGACAATGTGTCATAAGAAATATAGTATATGGTACATACACCCCGCGAAATAAAACTGGGGGTTACGACAAGTCTCTAGCTTTTAATGAGCATAAACAAAGACTTACCTTAGTTGAAAGACAAAAGCAAAGATTGATGAGTGTATTATGAAAGCAAAAGAAAGAGACAGATGGGTGCGACACTATGACCTACATAAGTTAGCCAATAATCCTGTCAATATAGCAACAGATTGGCCTAGAGAATGGATGTGTTACCAGTATCCAGCAGAGTTTCAGAAGCTGGCTGTTAAATTATCACTAAGAATTTTAGATGGAGATGACCAATGAAACTAAGACCAGATTTTGAAAAAGAATGTTTGAAGGCTGTTATTAATGATATCAAGAAAGAGATAGCTTTTGGTTTAGACAATGCTAAAAATAGTGAAGCTCTGCTTGAAGCTGACACTTGGATAGATATCTATGACAAAGAAACCGATGAGATTTATTCAATTAATTATTCGTGGGATTGGTCGAACGACGAAAAAGAAGTAAGCGTTGTGGCTTATCCAACAGAAGAGTATAAAGAAAATGGTGAAACTTATATTCGTGAGTTAACAACTGGTGATTGTGTAATTATTTTAGGAGATGACCAATGATGATAAGCTTTCAAGAAGAACTACCCTTAAACCATGAACCCAGCTTGGAACATTGGGCTAAA